GCACCAGTACCTCCTTCGGCATCAATTATTACTACATAGCTTGTACTTCCTGCACCAATATAAGTACCATCGATTGTCAAGCCATTTAATGATATGGCCATTATGCGCTCCCACCCCCGCCGTTTTGCATGGACGCAGCAAAAAATCGTAGGGTTCCATATATACCTGTAGGTTGTTCACCTGAAATGCTCTGTCCAGTTGTTCCCCAGCTACTTAAAAGATATAAATCAGTGGGTATACTCTTTAACTTGCCATCTTTTGTTACACTGTCAAGATTTAAACTATAACTAGCTGCATCTTCCTTTATATCACGCTCTGATGGCGTAATAATTGTACCAGACATGAATGACTTTATTTCAAACAATTCCTTTGCCATAGAACCTCCATTCTAACCTTTTATTAAGTCTCCCCAAAGAGACGTTTTGCCATTAATTATTTGGACTATATGAACTGTAAATAATCCTCTATCAAAATAATCAACGACGGCAAAAGCATGAGCCCAATTATGCTTACGATTAAGTAACCATGCATTAGAAGAGTCACCCATCTTCTTTAAACATCCAATCGCCCATGCGCTTTTTGCACCATCTAAGTGCGTTATACTGTGCTGCTGCAAATCGTGATGATGTGCATACATTATATTCACCCCAAGCTTCAATAAATGATTTCTTGAGTGATGTATTCCAGCAAAGTGATGACCGTGATAATACCATAGTTTTCCTATTTTAAGATACTTTCCAGCTGGATAATAGACAAAGCCACGCTCATCCATCTTAAGTGCTTTCTTGCACGATAAGTCAGATAAGTACGGATTCTCACTAACAAAGCTGTCAAGCCACATCTCGTGGTTGCCTTGTGTGAAATACTTTTCTTTGCAGTTAACTTTATCCAGTGCTTCATCTATTTCATCCAATCCCTTGTTTACCGCTTCTATATCCTTGTAGACAAATGGAAGCTGGTATTCAAGGGGTGGTCTCTTTTTTTTCTTCCATTGCCAATGACTAACAGACTCGAATTCACCAGTATCTCCGAGATCAATGTAAAAGTCTGGCTTTACTATTTCTATGGCCTGTGTCAAACAACGTATTGCCCTTTTATCGGCAAGGGGAAAATGCTTATCAGGAGTTATAATTCCCCGTTTAACGACTCCCGCGTTTTCATTATGCATAGTACTCCTCTGGACCATCGAAGTCAAAGTAAAGGTCCTTTGTTTTGTCTAGGTGTCTGAGAGTTGTTTTCCGAGTAAACCTGAGCAATCTTCTTTCACACCCCCTGCATTCCCACAAAAGTGTTCCATCATAAGCACCTAATACTTCAATACCTATAACATCTTCCCCTCCACAATAAGGACACACCTTAGGTCGTTCAGGAAATGATTTCGAACCTATCACCCTGAATTTCTCAAGCGTTACTAATCCCATATTTGCTTCCTCTCAGTATTATACGCTAATTTACAACCTTTTTTGACGATTCGCAAGCAATTAATAATCAACTGGTCTAATTGTATGCGTAACACCACTTAATCCTCGATTAGCGTATTTCTTTCCTTCCTTTACCATGCTTTCAAAAATAGACATCCAGTATTGTGCTACTGTCATAAATTGTGGATTTTCACTCATTTTTCTCTCATACCCTTTTTGGACTGCTTTCGCTACTACAGCATCGCAAAATTCTTCTGGTATTAATGGGTTATCATCAATACCTGTTTCTCCACTACCTGCACTCCCACTTACAAACTTGTTATCTGTTCTTACAACAAAAAGAGTGATAGCTTTCCCCGCGGGTGGACCAGAAAACCTAGAATCAATCCCAGCACTTGCGTCTAATTTTGAAATAGCTATTTTATCAGCAGGCGGATTACCTATCTTACCAAGCCAATAAACATATTCTTGTTGGTCTACATATGTTGCCATTATACTAAATCCCTTTCATCCGGTGTTCCCAGAAGTTTTTTTATACTAAATCCGTCATAATCAACAGATAATACTTCCAATATATTGGTTGGAAGCGTATACCAGCGTTTATTAGCAGTTGTAGTAATAGACGTATCAGTTCCTTTCAGAATCCTTGTTTTTCTGCAAAACTCTTGAATAGCCTGATTCAACCATATTCGTATCTGTGTTTCACTAACATCTGGATGATGCTGTTGCACCATTTCTATCATATGGCGCTGTGTTATCCCAGAAGCAAAAGCCATAACGCTCCTCCTTTATTTACGACCACTTTTTTTGCGATCTTGTTTTTTATCCGTGTTCATCTTACGACGAGTATCTGGTTTTTCTCCATGCCAACGACTACCAACATCAACAGTTGTCATTATCTTCGGTTTCTCACTCATAGTAAACTACTATCAAATCACTTGAACCACTGGCATCCAAGAACAATTCTACAGAAAATGGAATTGGCTTAGAAAAGAATACTGTCTCAGCCGATATAATATATCCAACTGCAGCTCCCGAATTATCGGCGCTGTTATGTAATGTACCAGAGCCTGTTTTACAAGACCAACCCCATAATAATCCTGGATTAGCCTTTATTTTACCATCAGCAGTCATTGCTTTAGATAGCACCCCCACTGGTCTCAAGGGAACGGTTTTTGTTATTGCTGCCATAGTATCTCCTTTATTTTAAACATTTAGTGATTTAGGGAGGTATCGAGCCTCCCTAAACCGTAATCTATATATGACGCTATTACCTCGTCAATTTAAGATTTATGCACTTCCGCCGCCGCCGCCTATTCCAGTACTTGAGTTATACTGCGATGGGTCTAAACCGATTCCACCGATTGTAACCGTATCCTGACTAGCAGAATTACCTCGAACATATACTGTAACAATGCCACCACCTGAGACATCTCCCACCTTCAGTATATGAGAACCAGCAGGGACAGTACATTCTTCACCAACTTCAGTAGTTGCAATCAACTCATAAGTATATGAACTAGCTGCAACGCCCGCACCTATACCTACATCATCAGCATTACTTGCAGTAGACACTTTCACATCTTGAACTGGAGATACTATACATCCAGCACCAGAAAGTACAATGGTATCAGACGCTGCAGAGCCTAAGGTCTGAGTATACTTGGTAAAACTACCGGCTTTTGATTTTGTCCAAGCCATTAGTTACCTCCTAACTGAACTTCAGGATAGCGTGAGTTTCGGGAAGACTGATTTCAAGACCAGCTTCGGTCAAGATCATATCTTTCCGGCCATCTACGTTATTATTCTGAACATTCGTGATAATGTGTGTATCACGAGATACACCATTACCAACCAACGGTCGATAAGCTACATTTTTCATGTCAACTGCCATCGCATAATCTTCCCACATTCCACGAAGAAGTGGATCAGCTACGAAGTGCAGTTTCCCGAAAATAGTATCAACTATTGTAACATCATGCCCAAACTTACCTGGGATGCTAGTCACATCTAGTCTATACTGGGAAGCACCAACTGTGTTATTCATGAAACTACCTGAACCCATTTTGTTCAAGTAAGAAAGAATCTTTCTTGAACATAGAACAAGTTTGTTTCCTGAATTCCCGCTTTCAGGTGCGAAGAAATCTTCCATCGCATCCAGAAACGCGTCATACCCAGAACTAGCATAAGTAAAATTATAAATCTTACCATACTGCTCTGTGTAAGGTAGAATACCCCATGTATATCGGATAGGACCGTCATCTGATGATGTTTCATCAACATCTGCGGAACCAATACCCATTAGAAAAGCCTCTTCAAGGTCCATCTTGTGTTCCATAAGCTTTTCCTGCCATACACGTTTGTATTCATTAGCCTTGCCACGGTACTTTGTAGCTAGCGCTGTACCAGAATAAAGAGGAATTGCTGTCTTAAAAATCTGGACATATCCTTCTCTATCATACAGTTTATCTGCCCAACCTTCAGGGTCAACAGACCCTTCAGCCCAGGCACTTCCAATCACTTGACCTTTAGCATCATCTGCGAATCCAACCTCGCTACCCGACGCTGCATCAAACAAAGCTGTTACAGTTAATTTCGCCATGTTAGCCGTATCTAAATCAACGCCTTCTGCTTTAATTTTAAATCTCCGAGCAACACCATCAGAATCTGCGATGGCGATAATTTGCCCTGGGACAAAAAATAACGGCTGTTGACCAGCTTCGACTCTACCATACTTATCGTACCCACAATCAATCTCCCAGTCAGTGACTGTAGTTGTTCCGGCTACATAAACCGCATCGGCCTTGGCCTCTGCGAGATCAAAGTTTCTACGCTGCCATTGATGACGCTGTTCAAGAAACTTGAAAACAGGATCATCCGTTGACTTCTTCGAAACCTTGGATAGGTAAGTGAAGAAAGGAGACTGCTGTGGTGCAAGCTCGGCTATTCTTTCACCGAAATTAAATAATCGGCGACTATCGTTTATACTTACTGATGACGATATTCCTAAGCCAGCAGAAGTACTATATTGATCAGCCATAGTTAAACCTCCTTAACTATTTATTTTACCACGGATTTTGCTTATCAAAATCACCAATAAGCTCATCCATTATCCGGTCTTCAGCAGTTTTATCAGTCTGCCGATTTACCCCGGATACTACTCCCATCGGACTAGGAATTTGTTGCGCCCTACGAGTCTGCTGAAAAGCAGGGCTCGGTTTAGGAGCATTAGTCCCAGTCCCTCTATCAAGGGAGTACAATTTCCAAAGATTATCCACAGTCAGTGAATCTGGAGAAGACATTACTTGAATAAACTCATCTATGGCAGCATCATCAGCATTATATTGCTTACGCACGTGCTGGCGAATATCATCCACCTGCTCTTGCTGTCTAGCATATTGCTGTAAAGCTTCTTTTTCGCGATTACGCTCTTCAATGATCTGGCCACGTTCAAAAACAGCCATTTCTCGATCATACTCGCTCCTAAGATTACCATATTCATCCATATTATCTCTCCATTCTTCAACAGCGTCAAGGTATATTCCAGACTCCGAATTAGGGTCTTCATAAGCTTCTACTCTGTTGTAGTGCACTGGTTTCTGCGGCTTTTCCGGCGGAGGTGGGAATTCAAAAGATTCCTCTTCTTGCGGTATCCCCTGTTCGGGGGTCGCAGGTCGTTGAATAAGCGTATTAACCTGTCCTTGAAGCATTTGATTAGTTTGCTTCATTTGTTCAAGTTCATTACCGCGCTTATCAGCCTCGGATTGCCAGTATTGATATCGAACTTGTTCATTATCAAGTGGCGGCTCTTGGCTTTGAGGTGCTTCTGGTTGTTCCTCGGGTATATCAGGGGTAGCAAATCTTCCAAGTGAATCGCGTGGTCGATCTGGTGTTTCCGTGATAGCCGTTTCTTCCGGTTGTGTGAACGGGCTTTCTTCTGTCAATTCAGAGGCATCCCGTGATCCGAAGATTACATCGTCTACAATAGAATCCTCTTGGGGGGTATCTACTGTTCTATTTTCATCCATCGTTTACCTACCTTTCGGACTGCTCTTCCTAGAGCGTGAAGAGGTTGAGCCCTTTTTGGGTTCTTTGGAAGCCTCTCGGACTTCCTTTTGTACTTGCCCTAGTGCGTCATCAAGGCGTTTCTCGAAGATTGTCCCTGCTGCTTTCGCTTTGGTAGAGGTCGAATCTAAATCACCCTTGAATTTTTCAATTTCTGCTTTTTGCTTAGCATGATATACTTCACGCTCACGAGTCTGTAAGTCACCCTGCAGTTTCTTAATAGTCTGTGTCGCAGATTGTAATTGTTGCTGAAGTTGTGCTATAGCATCTGTACGCTGTAGGACACCCTCAATATCGAAGACTTCCGTCTTCTTTAAAACTTCTTGCTTATCTATTATCCCATTCTTATAAGCATCCATGTATAACTCAAGTTGAGCATATCTATTTGTTGGCAATGTAGAACCTGTCACTACAATAACATCATATTTACCAACACTAATATCATTAATAACTACAAAATCACCCTTATCATCATACATCTTCTTATTAATCATATATTCGCTCATAGCATTATTAGGCTTTAAAAGTCTCACAACTTTCTCTTCTTTATAAAGCTTCTGCATTAATTCTATCGCGACAATAGCAGTACGCTTAAGTCCATATTCTATATCTGCTAGTTTGCTTTTAATTTTTCTCTGGCCAAATTCATCTAAACTTACTGTTGCTTTATATGTATGGGGTGCTACCTGTGAATTACCCATCATCATTTCATACAAGCCGAGTTGATGGTCTATATCTTGTTTTGCAGTGTTCTCATTTTGATATAACTCATTTGGAAGTGGTGCTGGTTGCGCTACAATAGGATTCCCCATATCAAAGTCAACTTCCATTCCGACACCTGGCTGTGCCCACTTCTGTTCGAATTCGGTCATATCTACTGAGCCTGCTGGGAGCAATACTTTTAAGTTAGTAGACGTCGTAGCATGCGCAATAATAAGGGAGCGTGTCTTATTTATATATTCTTGGACTCCTTTTACCATTCTAACATCACTTACTGGATATGGTGTACGAGTATGCATATTCATAAAGAATACGATGGGATAATCCCCCGTTGGAAGAATACGCTCATACAAAAGCTTATCACCCATTATTACTTCCATTTTGACTCTCTTTGTAGATATTTCAACATGTTCACATTCACCACTTTCAAGTAAATCTGCATGGGTTAATTCTTCTATCTGAGGTGCATCTGGCATGGGTACTTGTTGCCCGGAAGCTATTATTTGTTTCGCCGAAGCTGCTGCTTGTTGATATTGCTGAGTTAATTGAGTAACAATCTGTTTTGCCATCGCTGGGTCAGAAATTAATTGTCCATTTACCCGCCAAGCAGGTTTAGTAGTATATTCATAAAAATCATTTTCGGTGAGTAAATCTTCCCGATTACTCCACGATTCAAAGATGCGGAACATATTTTCTTGAACTTTATGATATCTTTCATAACCCCGTATATACTCATCACCCTTCCCGAAGGAAACAGTGGTTTTAGTTTCAGTATCTTCCGGGAATATAACTTCATTATCATCTTCTCGATTTGTTGTAGGTCTATCAGTATCAAAGTTATCAGTTGACGCATTATTTATCGCTTTCTTATACATCGGGTATAAAGACTTCGCCTGATCTTTCGTAAACAAGCGGGAAACAATAATATTTTCTGCATCACTGCATGATCGCTCACGACTATTAGGGTCTACATATACATTAAGCGGGTCTATATCTTTAAGCATGACCTCACCCTTCCCCATATCTGCTTCGGGGTCTTCATACACTAGCATACAACCCATCCCAGTTACATAATAGTCGTCAACTATATTCCTCAGTATTTGGTCTCCATCTGATATCTGCCATATATATTCTAATAACCCATTAAGAGTCTGAGCTACCTTATTATCGCTATCTTCTCTAGGAGATACTCTAAACCCAGGCTTATTACTCGTAAGCATAGCCTTCGCAGCTTCTACGGCTGGATGAATTCTATTTACAACTATTGCTGCTTGCCCTCGCTCTTCAAGTGTCTGACGCTGTTCCGCCGTCCACTGCTTCCCGAATCTAAATTCCCTATCCTCTTGAGCGTGCGTTGCCCAAACATCTCTTTTTAGCGAATACGTTTTCCAGATTTCGTGAACGTCGTCTACTATTTTTTTACTTGCCATATTACCTTACCTCTGATGGGTTTACCATTTCGTACCTTTACCCAATGCTCTTCTACCAAGACCAGCTCCCTGTATAGCTCGATAGTTCTCAGCACCTTCCCCAGGAGCGAATCGTGTATATCTAACAGGAGTATCTATACCAAGTGTCTTTTGTGCAGTACTATATGCTTTCTTTCTTCCACCATAATATTTTAGAATGTTTTTAAATGCTTCAGAAGCCTCTGAAGTAGGTTTTCCTCGCAATTTCGTCTTTATTGTCCTTATTATTAATTTAGCCATTACCTTTGTCATAATATTCTCCTACGCAGTCATCCAATCAAGAATTCTTCTTTTAGTACTTCTTTTTTTCTTGCCATCCAATGTTTCCAATCTACATGGGACATACTTTTCAAGCGCAGTCCAAATTGCATCAAGAATATCATCATGTTTCCCTTTCGGGTATGACAAAAATTCTTGTTGAGCAGTAATATCCTGTTGCCTGAAGAAAAACTCACCCTTAGCTAACATTGGAACCAAAGAAAGTAATCTCTCTGATTTCCTTGTCCGCGGTTTCACGCCAGCCTCTAGGCCGGGAATATATATATTCTTTTCAAGCATAAGTTTCTTTACGGAACTACGCAATGCTTCCTGATATGCCACAGTTTCAATTTTCATTTTCTTGGGACTATACTTTTCAAAATACTCGATAATTTTATCAGGCTGGTACGCAGGGTCCAATCTACGGCGGAATATATCAACGATATACTTATTATTATCACTATCAACAGCGATGATAGCGATAACAAAATAGTCAGCCCTAATAGATAAAGAACTAGCAGGGTCCACCCCAGCATAGATGTCCACAGGTTTAATTTCTTTTTCATCTCCCCTTTCCTTCACCAAACAATTTTGACCATCAATATTCTCAAAATCATATGAATGTATTTTTATGTATTCTGGCTTAAACGGTGCATTATCCGGGCTCTGTGCTATATTCATATACTCCTGATAAAATCCATTAAGGTTCCCCACAGACTCATACTCTGATTTAATGCTAATAATTCTTGTTTTTGGAAATCGTTCAGGCCATATACTTTCTTCATCGTCATCCCATATCTTATACCAAAGTGTTTTCCACGCTGGACTTCCCTTAGCCCAATTAAGGAAACAATCTTCTGAAATTACTGTGCCAACCATAATAAGCCTCCCATCATCACTAAGGGATGGGATAACAGCCTCTGTAATCCACTTACGGTTTTTTACCCTACTCTCTGGAGTGAAGGCATTCAGCTCTGATTCAAAGTCATCAACAATAATGAGATTAGGACGAGTATCCCCTTCGATAAATCCACGTACCCGCTGACCGGTACCTACTGCTACTACTCGAGAGCCATTTGCCAATATAATATCATTATTAGTCCATCTCTTTGCAGTATTAGCACTGAAATCCCCAAATGCTTCCCTGAATACACGAGATGTATCAAGATGGTATTTTATCCTACTCAAGAAATTAATACTTTGTGTTTGCGATTCTGATATAATTACAATGAATAATTCTTCATCAGGAGCTTTAAATGCAATTTTCCAAAGAGGAAAAATAAGGGAACATACAGTACTTTTCGCCGTACCACGAGGAGCAGCAATAAGAACTCGTCCTTTTTTCTTATTCCTTAAATTACGATAAATCTCGTGATGAAAATCAGGTGTTTGCTTTTTAAGTGCCGAAGAAAAGCATAATTTACCAAAAAGCCCGATATTTTCACGAAACTTCTTTAATACTTGTAATCGCTCGTATTTTTCTTCGTAATCCATTTAACCTTCTTCTTTTTTTCCTTCGGTTTGTACTTCTTCTTTTTCTCTGGTCTCCGATAATTTTTGTGGCTCATATTCACCTTCCGTGATTTTTGTTGCCTTCAACTTCTGTTCTTCTTCGTGAATTTGGTCTAATAACTTCCTAGTCACTGTGCCCTCAAGTTGATGAGTAGTTTTTACAACTTGTCGTTCTTTCATTCCATGCATTCCCTGAAGATTTTCTACCGCTCTCATTAGATTGGTAATATCTTTCTTCCCCTTTGCATTTTCTATTGTATCGGCTAACAATTCCAGGGTATAATCTTCTGTCATTCCATGTTTAGTTAAGAGTTTTGCCAATTCTTCTCTAACCATATCTCTAAAAACCTCCGTTTTCATTTTACGTTTCCAAGACCCATGTTGCATACGAGTCAAGCTCCCGAGAGCTAAATCAATAGCCAAATCTTTATTCATTGTCTGTGCATAACACATTGCAAGATTTCTCATCTTTTCAGATTTTTTATTGGCTTCAAGATAAGGTTTCCCAGTGATAGTATGAGGCGTAATGCGCCCCTCCGCATTAAACTTAATTGTTGGATATTTGGGATTCCACATAAAATATCCCCATGGGAGTCTAATATAAACTGTTGTTTGCTTGTGATTATTGGGATATTCCTTTCTTTTGATAACCTCAGCACACCATCCATCATCAGAGAGTGCATAGTCGCCTTCGCATGCGTCCTTCCAATATTTGTATTTAATTTCTTTGTCATCACACTCTTCCTTCTTATATATCTTATAAGCAGTAAGGCCTTTATCCTTATGATTTATTGTTACTTCGTACATTAGATAGATTTCTCATATATAGCTCTCTCATATTCGGACATATCCCTTGCGAATGAAGCCAGCCTATCGGGTGCATCTTTTTCTGCACCTGCCCAATGATGTTTTCTCCACCATTCTCCTGTATTTTTTATATTCGCTGGAGAAAAATTCGCCCCCTTATCTTTATTCATTCTAGTATTCGCAAGGAACATCATTTTCTGTTGTTCGGGAGTTAAAATAGAGGCATCAAATCCAACTTCAGGATTATTCATATCCTCTTGTGTAAGCCAATCAGGAGGTTCCTCTTTCAAAATATCTTCATAATAGTTAGCCAACCTATTTCTTGCTGTCATTCCACCAGCTTGCCCATATTGACCTTCTAACTCGTGGCCTTCTGGATATTGATAAGTCTGTTCAAATTGGAATAAGCCTCTCCCAGGACCACCATCACCCTGCTGCTGGTCCGCGACGTCCTTAGATTCGTGAAAACTTATCCTATTCATTAAATTCTCAATATCTTCCCGACTACTTCCATATCTCTCAGACATCTTGCCAAGCATATTATCGTATGAACTATCTTCTAGTGTCCAAGGTATTACATTATTAGACTCATTATATAAATCCATTCTCTCGCTCATTACCGATTATTTCTCCGTCGGGCGCCCACAGCGACGGCGCTATCCCTATTACGGAAGAGAAACTGCAGAAGATTGTCGGGCCTAGAGAGTCTTTCTCTAAGAATCTCATCTTCTAGCTCATCAATCGAATCATCCGGACCCCCGATCAATTTCCCCCATTGGTCAGCGAGGCGCCCGTCAGCTAAGCGTCCTAAAATTCCCCTTCTTTCGGGTGCAGCCAAATTAGCACCTGGAGCCCACTGCCCAGAACCATAACCAATCCATCCTGTACCGCCACCTAAACGACTGCCCCTAAATGCTGTTCGTAGTGGTCCGTGTCTTGGCATTATCTATCCCTCCCACCATTCTTTCTTCTTCATTCCCCATCCGCTTTCTAACTCATCTAAATCCGGAAGTCTTTTTTTCGTTCTTCCGCTAAAGTAG